ATGAAATGATTCTGTGTATGTACCTAGCTGTACTGCTAGATTGTCAGACAAATCATCTGGTTCTTTGCGACTTGTTTTCTCAGCCCAAAGGTCATACCAATTACCTGTCATGATTCTTGTGGCATCACTGCCACCGATAAAGCCTAATCTATTCATAAGTGTTCTCCCTTCATATAGAATAGCGGAATGTCTGGTCGAGGTAAAGGTTTTTCTTCATAATAATGAAACTGTTTGAAGCATCTTTCATCACCATACTTTACGTTCTCGATCTCATAAACTACTTTGGCATACGTTGTACATTGCTCAAGCGTTGCAAACTGCATGACAAATAAAAAACCATATGTAACCACCTCCATTACTTTTTCTTTCTTGCTAGTTTTAATATCTCAGCACTCTTCTTTGTTGGAGGATTGCCTTTTGTCCAACACTCTACAATCTCAATCATTGTTGTCATGTCGTGCTGCACTGATAACTTTGGGTGATGCCCTTGTGCCCACATGATTAGCCCTTCAGCTAAGTAGGTAGGCATTGCTTTGAGATCACTCTCTGTTAATTTTATTTCCATTAGGATAACCTTTCTGTTTCTCTATCCAATGCGAGTAGGATTTGTTTACGTGATTCATATCTCCAATAGATATGTTTGTAGAATACAGAGTAGCTAGGAAAATACCTCTCTGTTTTCTGAACTTCATCGATAGCTTTCAACACAATATCAGCAGGATATTTGTGCAGTTGTTCAGCTGTACTATTGATTCTTACTTCTAAGTCTTGTGGGCTGTCACCAAACTGCCTCTGTACGAGCGTAGAAAGCATCAACAAGCGTTGCTTCACCTCTTGGATAGGCAACCCTACCATAATCATAAACACTTTGGTGTATGCTTCTTTTAAATTATCAACATCTTTGCAATGTATGACACACTTAGCTACACTTCCTAGACTCCCTAGCTTGGGTCGCATCTCAATGTTTGATTCGGTTAGCGATTGTATGGAAGTAAGAAGGTCTGTTTGTGTTTGATCTGGGTTGGTTCGTTTGGTTAGGTAAGCCTGTGCTTTTTTGATTTGATTCCCATCTAACTTTGTTCCTAATCCAAGTTCGGTAAGCCCCATCGAAGATGGCAAGGAGTGATCCTTGGGCTTGGTGGTAATCAATGAACTTATCTGCTTCATCTGCGTAATCCATTTCTCCATACATATCGTACAGTTTATCGAGCGTAGTCTGCTTGGGTTGATAGTCATCTGGTACAGGGTAGCGTGGTAACTCTTTACGCTTTGCCATGTTGTTTCTCCTGTGCTTTCATCAAGGCTTCTAAAGTTCTCTCATGTAATTTAACTGTACCTTCGAGCAAAGAGCTTTCAGCCTCTTCATACACATCAACTCCATGATTCCCCATTGCGTCTATTACATGAAAGTACTGAGCTTCAGTGAGTTTTGGTGTGTAGTATTTAGCCATGTGTCATCTCCCTATAATTCTTTTTAACTAGATACTCGAATAAATAAATATAAAGGCTTTTGTTTAATTTATATTTTTTATATTCTTTGCTGTTTGCAACTGTATTACCATGTTCATCTGTACACTCTTGATAAGCATCATAAAGATCATTTTCATATTGACTTATTGCATCTAATAGATGTTGATATTGAGTCTCAGTAAGTTTTGGTGTGTAGTATTTAGCCATGTGTGTTCTCCATAAATCTTTCAAAAGATTCTTGTGTAAATATTACAAGCACCTGTGATTCGTTATCGACTTTGTGTCTGCGTTTAAACAGAACTATGTCCTTGTTTTTAAACAAAGAAAAGGGGCTAGGGAATGTAGACTTATCTCTATACTTTACTTCGCAAATAAATCTTTGATCGTTGTGATTGATTAAAAGATCACCGATGTATTCACCACCCAAAGCACCAGACATAGGCTGACGTTTGACTGTCATGCCTATCTTTTTGAGCCACGTTTCAAACCACTTCTCGTGGTAGATTCCCTTGTTGCGATTCTTATTTGCCATGTATCTTTCTCCCAACAGTCGAGACAAATTGTTTGGTACACAGGTGGCTTCATATCCACCTGCATATCAAGCCAATAGATTGAGCGTGATCCACACGCATAACATTCTCTGACCTTATCGTTCATTGAAATACTTCTTGAATGCAGCTATGATTGCTTGCTCTATGTCATGCTCAGTCATACTGATTCTTCTTCTGGCATAAGTTTAAATTTATATAATCCATTGCCAAAGTATTGTCTGTCAACAATGCGACCACCAAACTTTTCTTTACGTAGGTTTCGCATCTGTGCAGATACACTATTCTCTGGGTAACAAAACCAATCGGCTACCTCTTGGACTGTTAAGTAATCACGACCTTCCATATACATTCTTATTTTATCACGCTGTTTCGTTAAGCGTTCTTTATCACGTGCAGAATCATAATCATCGCCATCAAATTCAGCTGTATGAGACATTGGGTTCCTCCTTTATAAAGGTTTCGGGTAAAGCGTAGATTGTAATATCATAACGCTGCTTGGTATTTGGAGGTGGCATTAACTTAACCACATCCCCTCGTTTAACAGCATGATAAAGTTTAGAACGTACACTTGAAGCAGGTTCTTTTAATAACTTTGCAATTTGTTTTGCTGTTAAGCTATTGTATTGATTGAGTATAGTTACAATACGATAGTCTTTACGACCTTGGTTTCCGTTTAAGTATGCACCAAAGTGTGTGCCTTGGTCGGCAGGGAGTGGTAACTTACGCAGTCCTTTCTTAAACCGTTCCCTTTCTATCTCTGTCGACCATTGGTTAAACTTTTCTGCAATCATATTAACATACTCAGTTGGTAGTCTTTTAATTATATTCTGAGTTTCGTTGCTGTAATAAGATTGGTAGTACTGCTCAAGTCTCATGGGTGTGTGTCTCCCTTGTTATATTTATATTTGGATTCCATCTCATTGATATGAGTTGAATAAAAACTTTCCCATTTGTTGATTGCAAGTGCAACTATTTTTTGCTTGGGAAATGAATCAGGAAACGCATGATCTGGTATGATAGAAACAAAAGCTTCGATAGCTTGAGGTGAATCAAGATTAGCAAGTGCAGTCTGCAATACAGCTACATTAATAGATACAGTTGGCACTTGAGATGCAATCTGTCTGATCTGTTCTAACAGTTTATCGTTCATTGGTATTGGCATAGTGTTCTCCTTTGCTATGCGGTTGGATAAATAGTGCCACAATATAGGGGGTTGTGGCACTAATGTCGTAGGTTAATTAATCGAGGTTATTAACTCATGAGTTTTATGCGTAGCTTAAGTTGTTGGTTTTGCGTAGTAAAGCAGCGACCTGTGCATCTCTACGATCAGAAGCATTGATAAGTTTAGCTCCATCATTGAGAGTTGATTGCCGTGCATCACCTGTCTTATCGGGATGTGATGCCCAGAAAGTTAGAGCATTATATAAAGCCCACTTGTTATCTCCAAGCTCTTGAACTTGGTCACGATAGATACGCATAAGATTTTCCAACTTGCTTTTGTTGGTGTCATCTTTGTACTTAACTGTGTAGGTGTGCTTGTCTTTGCATAATTTATTCAAGACAATCTCAGCATCATCGAATGCTATCCGTTGATTGCACCAGTTGTTGTACAAATCTTTGTTAGCTAAGAATGTATCTGCTCCCATCTGCATGGTGTTGATACCAATACCTGCATTGATATTCCCTTTGTGCTTCTGAGTTGTACCTGCAATCTTATCAACAGCAACCATACCATTCATACATAGGATACGTTTCTGATGTACGTTTGTTTGCAGTGACCACATACTATCGTATGCGTTGCGATACAAAGCAAACATACCTATGTCATCACCTACCTTCAGTGACTTAACATTGTATGTTTGATTGGGTAACCATGCAGTCAGCTGTATCTTAGATGAATCATCTGCATGATTGATACGAAACTTTGCATCTTTATCTGTACGCTCGACAGCTTCCATCCATCTTGGTATTGCTTCACCGTGGGTTGCGTCACCTATGGTATGTGTAGCTGTAGTGTTACAGATTCTTTTACCTGTTTCTTTATTGTAATAAGCCCATGAATCTGTGCTTGCTTCCTTAGTAATAGGATCAAGAAGTTCCCATTTAACTACGTTCGCATCCATTGCTTCTTTGATTCTTGGACTATCAATGACATC